GTTACAATAGGCAAATACATGTATATCTTAAATCACGCCGGCGAAATCCCGGATGATGTCATGCCTAAGTTATTGTCGGCACTGGAGCAGGTAATAGATGAAGAAGAAGTCAAGATTGCAGCACGGGAGAAAGAAGCTGAAAATATTGAACGAAAAAATCAAACAGATCCAAACTTTGACAGATCTTCTAAACCGACTGTTTCGATACAAGACAGAATCAAAGAGAAAACACGCGAAGTTGCAGGAGAAGTAGAGGGCTGGATAGACGATTATACTACAGATAAGAAACTCCCAGTGAAAACAGTCGAAGATTTTATCAATCTATTTAAAGTTAACGAGTTAAAAGCACCGCATACACGATTTATGCAGGATATTTTTGAAGGTCGCGTAGACGAAATTGCACGGGCAGTCGAAGGCAAGGATAAGGAGTTAGTCGAAGCATATGCCAATTATTCTAAGACTGAGCTAAAGAAATGCAATGAGTTCAATCAGAACTTATTAAAAGCTTGCAACATGATGCAAGAAGTTGCAAAGATAGAACGTGCCCCACGTAAGAAGAAACCAGTCTCTCAGGAAAAAGTTGTAGCCAAACTAAAATATAAGAAAGACGATAATTCGTTAGGCATTGTTAGTCTGAACCCTGTCCATATTATCGGATCTAAGGAAGTTTGGTTATATAATACAAAAACTCGTAAACTAGCACAATATAAAGCAGCCGACGAGTGTGGCTTACTTGTAAAAGGGGCTGGATTGCAGAATTATACCACAGATTCTGTGGAAAAAACAATACGTAAGCCGGTAGAGACACTCTCTGACTTCAAGAAGGCAAGTAAGGTAAAGCTTCGCACATTTATGAAGGATTTGAGCACAATAGATATTCCTTGCAATGGAAAACTTAATGAGCATCACATTATTCTAAGGATTGATAAATAATATATCATTGGAGTGGATATATTATGTCAGCACAAATTACACCTAAAGTTTTGTTAATGAAGCAAATCGAGCTTGCACTTGGTGCGCAAATGATTGACGTAGAATTAGATATCGATCACCTGGATTTAGCAATTGCAATTGGTATCCAAAAGTTGCGACAGCAATCAGACGGTGCAAATCTAGAGAAAGATATCTTCTTGCATATTACACGGGATGTCACGGAATATACTCTTCCAGACGAAGTACAAGAAGTTAGACGATTATATAGGCGCGGCGTCGGCGGACATACTAACGGCGGAATAAATTTCGACCCAGTGGACGCTGCATTTTATAATATTTATTTGTTACAACCAAATAGATCGGGCGGCCTAGCAACATGGGATATGTATAATCAGTTTCTTGAAACAACAGAACGTCTATTTGCAAGTCAGTACAATTTTACATGGGATGTCAACTCGCACACCTTAAGGATTATCCGCCGACCGAAAGCAGACGAAGAAGTTGCAGTTCGAGTATATGTAAAGAAATCGGAGGATGACATAATTAACGACCCTTATACAGGGCCATGGTTACGTTCCTACGCTACAGCACATGCTAAATATATGCTAGGTGAAGCAAGAGATAAATTTCCGAGTGGATTTCCGGGCCCGAATGGAAGTGTCACATTAAATGGTGCCGCGCTTAAACAAGAAGCTACGGTAGAGATAGAGAAGCTTGAGACACAATTGTTGAATCAAGTAACCAGCGGCGACGGATATAGCTTTATAGTGGGGTGAATTTCCAATTTACTAATATATCATGAATTTATAATTAAAGCCTGCATCAATGCAGGCTTTTTCTTTTAATAATACAGTTTCGTTGCCTTGATTAAACGTCCACGTAGATTTAACTTCAATAATAAGATTTTTCTTAGGGATATTTTATGCTAATACCGATGATGCTGCATAACATTGTGCCTGTTCATAAATTTTAAAACCTTAAGCAGTGTGTGTATAACTAGTAGCTATACAGACTTTAACTTAGGGATTTTTTATGACTAAAATAGTGGGCCTTCTGGGACTGATGAATAGTGGAAAAGGTACTGTTGCTTCTACACTTGTTAATGGATACAATTTTCGGCAGGATAGTTTTGCAGCAAGCTTAAAGGATGCTTGCGCAGTAATGTTTGATTGGCCGCGCCATTTGCTCGAAGGCGATACAAAAGAATCAAGAGACTGGCGAGAAATTACAGATCCGTGGTGGTCCGATCAACTCAGTATGCCGAATTTTAGCCCGCGACTTGCATTGCAGATAATCGGTACAGACTCCTTGCGAAATAATTTCCACGAAGACTTATGGTTTTTAACACTTCGAAACAGAATTCGAAAGAATCCAGATCAAAATGTTGTAATCAGTGATGTAAGATTTCCGAATGAAATTAAATTTATACAAGAACAAGGCGGTGTTTTAATTAAGATTAACCGTGGCCCTATGCCTATTTGGTATGAAACAGCTCTACTTGCAAATAAAGGCAATTCGATTGCTAAAGCAGCAATGGCAAAAACATATTCAAATGCCCATTTAAGCGAGTGGGCATGGATAGGGACGAAAATTGATTACGAGTTAAACAACGACAGTACTTTTGAATTCCTGGAAAGCCAGGTAAAAGATATATTAAATAATATATTATAATTTGAATAAATTGCTCTGTTATCTGGGCCCATAATACACACCTTTTGTATAAATATATAAAATAGATGTATATACTTATTAGGAGAATACAAGATGGCAGTATTAGTCAGCCCAGGAGTTTCAGTCAGTGTTATTGATCAGAGCATTAATGTTGGCGCCGGCCCAGGAACCGTTCCACTTATTTTTATCGCGACACAGCAGGATAAGCTAGACCCGACAGGTTCTGGAGTAATTGCATCAGGCACAACAAAAGCAAATGCTGGCCAAGTCTGGTCCATTACATCTCAAAGAGATTTGATATCAACATTCGGCGACCCAGTGTTCTACTCGGTTAGTGGCACATCCTTAAATGGGTATCCGTTAAACGAATACGGTTTGCTTACAGCATATTCGTATTTAGGTATTTCTAACCTATGCCGTGTTGTTCGTGCAGATATCGATACAGCACAATTAGAAGCAACTCCAGTCGAACCTACAAGCCTAGCTACTATTGGTACATATTGGTTCGACCAATCATCGAGCGGCTCCACTTACGGATTATTCACACGTTCTGGAACTTTCCCTAATGAAGTATGGGTAACAGTAACACCAAAATTTGTATACGATTTTGCAACAGGAACAACTAACGTACCTGTTGCATTAGATGGCGTAAACGGCGACTATGCAGTTCTGTTCCAGACAGCAAATGGGACTTTGTCTTATTGGACAAAGGATACCGGTGTATGGGTTCAATTAGGAACAGTCGTTGGCAACCAGATGTTAATACAATCTGTATGGCCAGACCTTACAAATATATCAACAACCCAAACATACTGGTTAAAGACATCTTCGGCAGCGCAAGGTGCTAATATTGTTTTACGTAAGATGGATGCAACTGTATCGGCATTTGTGCAAATAGAAGCTCCTATTCTTACAGATGACACGGCAGCTAATACTTATTACAGTACAAATGCAGCAGGATCAGCTGGCCAAGTTTACATTGAGCCAGTAATTGGTACAGCGGCAACAATTCCTAATGAATTAGAATTTAAATTGTTTTCCGGATCAACAGGCCCTTGGGCTCCATTAAATGTAATAATTGGTTCCGAGACTGTACCTACAAACGGTCCCGAAAATGGTCAATTATGGTTCAATGGCTTATTAGGCTTAGACGATAACGGACAATCCACTGTAGATATTTTAGTATCTGACGGTGCATCGCACTGGGAAAATTGCAACTTACCAGGGTTTACATTACCTGGCGCAGTAGGCAACCCAACGGTGTATGTACAACCGGGCGATCCACGTAGCGACGTCCCTGTGCCTACTTTAGTAACAGGTGATCTATGGGTGCAAACAGATGCAGCTCCTTATCCTGTAGTCTATCGTTACAATGGTGTAGATTGGACATTAGTTAACAATTCAGATCAAACAACACCGAACGGTATTATTTTCCAAGATGCACGTCCTAACCCACTTTACAAATTGGGCGGCCTAGTCGGGACTGGCGATAATAACGGTGGCGGCAACTACCCTGACCTAGACACTGATACTCCGCAGCCAGCATTATATCCGAAAGGATTCATTTTGTGGAATACACGAGCTTCGACAAATATTGTTAAGGAATGGCAGTCTCCATATGTGTTTGGCAGCGTTACAGCATCTCCGGATAATACAAACAACGGTTCGACGGGGCGTTGGGTTAACAAATCGGGCAATAATCCAGGTGGCGTACCATACATGGGTGCAGAGGCACAAAGGATTGTTATTGTTCAAGCTATTCAGTCAGAAATTACTTCTAACGAAGATATCCGCGCAGAAGATTTATACTTTAATCTTATTGCTGCTCCAAGTTTTGTAGAAGCAATCGATGAAATGCTTGTATTGAACGATGATAGGAAGGATACAGCATTTGTTGTCGGCGATACACCGTTTACATTACAAGCAACAGGTACATCGCTTCAAAATTGGTCAACAAATCAGAGCGGTGCATATGGTAATGGATCAGACGGCCTTGTTTCTGCAAGCAAATATTTTTCTGCTTGGTATCCAAGTGGACTGAGTTCAAATGTCGACGGAACAGACGTAGTTGTTCCGCCGTCGCATATGGCTCTTCGTACTATTGCTTATAACGATCAGGTTGCTTATCCATGGTTTGCACCAGCCGGTTTACAGCGCGGTGTAGTTAATAATGCCACAGCAGTTGGATATGTTAATTCAGCAGGACAGTTTGTCACAGTTAAGTTGAACGAAGGTCAACGTGATGTCCTATATCAAAACGGTATCAATCCAATTCGCGTAATGCCTACAGGCGGTATCGTTGTATTTGGCCAAAAAACACGTCAGTCATATGCAAGTGCTACAGACCGTATCAACGTAGTTCGCTTAGAAAACTACTTGCGCTACCAACTTAATAACCTTGCACAACCATTCTTGTTTGAGCCTAATGACATTGTAACACGTAAATCTGTATTAGAGTCGTTCAATCGTTTCTTATCAGAGCTTATTACATTACGCGGACTATATGACTTCTTAGTCGTTTGTGATTTAAGTAATAACACTCCTGCACGGATTGACAGAAATGAACTATGGGTGGATGTAGCAATTCAACCAGTGAAAGCAGTTGAATTCGTCTATATTCCTATTCGTATTAAAAATACAGGATCAAGTTTAACGAACTAGTAAGTGTATTTTGCAAAATAAAAGGCACTTAGTGCCTTTTATTTTGACTATAATTAGTCATTTATATAAATACATCGTACATAACTGAAGAATTTTATATGAAAAATGAGATATTATTATTTTTAGAAAAAATACCGAGCAAGTGGCATACTAGGAAGATCGTTGCACGGCCTGAGTTTTTGGAATATTTAAATTTATTATTTCCTTCAGTGCCTTTAAACTTACAAATATGGTCATTAATTAATAATCGAAATGCTTTATGTAAAGTATGTTCGGCACCTGTAAAATCGATAGGCAAAGAAACATGTTCATCTAAATGCAGAGAAACATTAAAAACTGAGACCAATCAACACAAATTGCGGGCAGAAAAACAAAAATCGACAATGTTAGAAAAGTATGGCGTGTCTAATGCTGCAAATCTTCCAGAAGTACAAAAGAAACGAAAGTCTACAATGTTAGAAAAGTACGGAGCACTCGTTTCCCCAAAGGCAAGAGCCGCATCTAGTTCCCGTGCAAGTGAACTCAATAAAAAAGGTAAAACGACATTGCGTAAAAAATACGGAGTCAGTAATTCATCTCAGATCCCCGGGCACGGCAATAAGTGTAAAACAACAATGCTTGAAAATTTCGGAGTAGCTCATTATTCGTTAATTCCGGAGTATAAGACAAAAAAACAGCAACTATTATTTGATAAATGGGAGAGATTTACACCGAACACGATTACATTTTTAGGTATTATAAAGGATCACGAAAAAATTAAAATATTTGAAAATCCTAATAAATTAATAAAATTTAAATGCAATGCATGTAATATTATAGATGAAATTCCAACGGAAACATTTAAATGGATATGGAAATCCGATAATAACTGATAAATATCCTATATGGATTCATTGCCATCATCTGTTAATTTACAAAAATATATCAATTACATTCAGCCACAAGAAAATGTGCCGTGCTGCACAGCTTCTTCGACATTATTAGTGGCAGAAATGATTATGGCAAGTTCCGATAACAGAACAAATTTTTCCAGACTCTTCTTATACTATATGACTAGAAAGATACAGGGCAGATTAGGACAAAGGGGTGCAGAATTAAAGGCAACAATGGAAGCATTATCACTTTATGGTGTACCATTGGAAAGATATTGGCCTTTTATTTTTGCGCAAGTAGACAGAGAACCCCTGCCTCACGCAATGGAGTCGGCCGCACAGTATAAATTGCTCTCATATAGCTCGATAACCCCGGATGAATATAAGTATTATCTGAGCAAAGACATTCCTATAATAATCGGAATAAGAACTGGCAGAAAATTCTGGAAATTAAAGGGCGAACTGCACGATCAAATGTACGAGCCAATTAACAATAGCGATAACCTTGCATCAAAGGGTCATGCGGTATCTATAATAGGATACGACGACGAATTAAATAGTGGATCATGGATAATAGCTAATTCTGTAGGCCCTAAATGGGGCCACAAGGGCTATGCAGCAATACCGTATTCGTGTAATGTAGATATAGGAGAGGCTTATGTTATTACTAATTTTGCAGGAATAACCGCTGGTAAAAAAATTCCTAGAATTGATAAATAGTATTAGCTTTTATAGCAGGAGAAAAAAATGGCACATGTTCCAACACTATCAAAATTTGGCGTCCCGATTGGCGGAATCAATCAGGGTATCCTACACCCTAAACAAAAATATCGCTTTAGAGTTATGTGGTTTGGCTTTGGCAATAACCGCGGCCTAAATGAAATGACTGCTAACGTCATGACATGTACACGACCAAAAATTACATACGAGGAAGTTAAGCTCGATTCGTATAACTCGGTAGCATGGATCCAAGGTAAGCATACTTTTGATGCTATCGAAATTAAATTACGTGACGATATTACTAACTCTGTTGCTTCATCTGTTGGCGCGCAGATCCAGAAACAGATGAATCACTTTGAGCAGACAAGTGCCGTAGCAGGTATCAATTATAAATTTACTATGGAAATTCATTCATTAGACGGTACTACTAATGAGGAATTAGAGTCTTGGCTTTTAGAAGGTTGTTTTAT